TGTTTCAACAATTGTGCTTTTTCTATATCAACTCTTACTCCTTTAAATTTCATGTCAATCAAACATGGAAATAATTGTGTCTCTAAATCAAATACATTTTGTAAATTTTGTTTTTGTATTTCTCTCGATAAAACTTTAAATAATTCCAAAGTTAACTGTGCATCTTTTTCTGCATAATTACCTACATACATTGCAGGAAGTTTATACATCTCTGATTTAGGATCTATTCCCCATGATTGTGCAGCTTCTGTTAAAGCTTTTTCATCTTTAACTTCACCAAGATATTCAAATGAAATACTATTAAGTGTGTAAGCTAATCTATTCTCATCAATTAAAGATGCCATCACCATTGTATCTACAATATGTCCATTGATTTGGATCCCCGCTGCTCGTATCCAGCATACGTCATACATTGCATTGTGAAATATTTTTACAGCATCTGTTGCACAAACTTTTTTAAACCAATCTAAAACTTTTTCTTTTTCAATATTTCCACCACCTTCATGAGCAATTGGATAATATGCAGACCATCCATCCACGGCTACAGCAATACCAACAATGTTTCCATTACCAATGATTGCACCAGATCCTTTTGATTTAAGATCTGGATCTCTAGTTTCCAAATCTATTGCAATATATTTATAACCTTTTAAATCAGGAAAATTTTCTGGACAAATCCATTCTTTCTGAGCTTCAAACATTGATTATAGTACCATAAGTAAAAAGTAAAATACACACATGCAGGTAATAAATCCTAAATCATATGTTACAATAAATTTATATCTCATTGTAATCTCTTTCTATAATCATTTGTATATAATGAATTGCTTTTAAAAGATCTTGTTTCTTTCCTTTATCTTGATGTCTGCAAATATATTTAATTGCATTACCCTCAGCAAACAATATTTTATTTTCATTTATAAATTTAGAAGGTTGTATTTTATATTTTTTATAATGTGAGCCTCCTATTTGTTTAAAAAAAGCTTTGTTGCTCATAGTATCGGATCTCCTATTCTATAGTTATATTCTTCTGTTGATTGCATGATATAAAGATTCTCCTTTGTTCTGGTTACACCCACAAAAAACAATCTATGTTCAGGATCAGGATTACTTAATGCTGAATCATATATGATCTTTTCAAGATCAGTAAATAAAACAACATTTTCACATTCTTCACCTTTTACACCATGTATTGTGGATACTTTAATTCTTGGTTCATTTAATAAATCATCTCCATTATTTAATAATCCTTTTATATAAGATTTACTTTCATCAGGTATATTTAATTGTTCCCAGCTTCCTGTTACTAGAAGCCCGTGGCTCATCATTAGATCATCTATGTCTACATAATCTACAGCATCTAATGAATTACCTGTTGAAAAACCTTTTTTAACTAAATTATCTTTTACTGTTAAATATCTATAAATCTTTTTAGCTTCTTCTGCACCAACTGTTGCACCTTGGTTTAATCTATCCCATAATCTATATGCTTCTAATAGAACATTTGGCAATAAGTTATTGAATTTACTAGCAAATCTTAAGTTTAAAGATGTTAGATGTTCTTTAATTGGATTTAACATTTTATTTGTTCTAGCTAAAATCATCCAGTTACCGGATGTAAAATTTATATTATCCATATGTTGATCCCAATAAACTGCTCCTTCTGCATCTCTTGGCAACCATGATTTAATCATTCTATTATCAATATTATCTAAAATACTTAATGCTACTTTATGAACTGCTCTTGGAACCCTTCTTGATTCTATTCTTGGATCCATTTCACCTTTTAAATTTATAAATATATTTTCATCAGCACCTTGAAATGTATAAATAGTTTGATCGTCGTCCCCTGCAATGTAAGATCGTTTACATTTTGATTCAATGTAAAAGAACATGTCCCATTGCAGAGGATTCAGATCCTGCGCTTCATCAAGAAAGACAACATCGAGTGGGGGACATTTATCTTTCTCAACAAACTGTTTAATCATATCGGAATACTCAATCATTCCTGTTTGTTCTTTATATGATTTTAAATCGGCTTCAATTTGTTCTGTTAACCACACATCTACTGAATGATGTAAATCTAATTCAACTGCAGCATCAGTTATTGAAATTTTTTTAGCCCTTGAATACTCAATAATTTTCATGTGATCATTTTTATATTGTGGAACTCCTGACTCATTAATATAAGATTCAAAAGACATATCCCTACATATCTGAGAAAAATTTTTAAATGCATTCCATTTTTCATCTTTCAATAATTGTACATTCGTATCTATATTTAATTCTCTTGTTCCAAGTGAATGCATTGTACAAATATATGGAAATTCTTTTACTTGTGGAAATGTATTTAATATTCTTTTTTTAGCTTCATCAGTTGCTGCATTACTAAATGTTAAATAGGCAATTTTATTTCCTGAAGTTTTATATTCTTCAATTTCTTTTTTTAAATAATTATTAACCAAATGATATGTTTTTCCTGTTCCAGGAGGTCCTGGTATTATAATTCTTTTCATTTGAATGCCGGATCTTTCATTTTAGTTTTTCTTGTATTTGGTTTATCTAATTTAATAGTAGGCATTTTTATTGCTCTATAAGATTTCTTATCTATTTTTATTACTTCTTCTTCTGCACTAAATAAATCTTCTAATAATTTTAATGTTCTTTGTTTTTGCATAGGCCAAGATTTAGATCTTTGTAAGTATTTCCAAAAATCAATGAATTTAAAATGAGTAGTTTCATCTTCTGTAAATGGTAATCCTCTTTTTAAATCATCAATCTTTTTGCCTGGAGCCTTATTAATAAAATCAGCTAATAAATCTTTTATTTGTACATCCATTTTAGAAGATGCAGGAGCATCTAATTCTATAAGTTTATCAAATAATTTAATTAACATCTTTCTCCAAACAATCTTACCAACTGGAAGCATTGGTTTTGAAATTTGATCCATACATGCAACAGAAAATTTTTCTGGATCATGTAAAGTTATATTATCTACTTCAACACTATCACCATCAATGTTTACAAAATAAATTGGTGGATCAGATAAATATTTACTAATACCTGCAATTTCTGGTGCAGGAACATCATCTCCAACTCCAAATTCTCTTTTAACACAAAGTCTAGAATTACAAAAATTAACCATTGGATCTGATTTACATTGATACCTGTATTCTTTTTTACCTACTGAATCTATTTTTTTTAATATAGTTGCATGATCTAAAGGAGGCACCATATATTTTTTATTATATTCATGCATCTTATCTTCCCAACCAGCTGGATATCTTTTTTTTAAATAAACACCAACATTGTACATCATAATATCTCTTCCACCTTCTTTCATACCATCTGATATTAAAGTTTGTATACAAGGAGGAGCTCCTTTTAAAAATTCATCTGAGTTATAAGAATCATTTGCTTTTAAATTAAATAATTCTTTTTCAGTTAAAGAATACTTGTCATACAATTTAAAAAAATCTTCTATTTTTAATGGTTCTCCATTATCATCAAATGCATATCTAATTGTTTTATTGTTTCCATGATAAGGAACATTTAAAAAACTTCCTGTATCACCTCTATCTGCTCTGATGTAATCTTGTTTTGGAAATATTTCTACTTTTGCATATCCAAAACATGCTGCAATTTTTTTTAGTCTTTCTCTCATTAAACTTGCTGCAACAAATTCTTTTGTAAATAAAAATACGTGAGCTCCACCAGACTTTGATCTAAATAATATTAATGGTAAATCTTTCTCTCTAATTTTTTTAATAAATTCTTTATGATCAAACGGATAAGTATCAATGTCAATACAACCCCATTTACATTTATTATCTTCTCTTATTGGAACTATGCCTAATGCAGGTTCTTCTCCATCTAAATGTTTTTGCCAAAGTAAATCTGTGACTAATTCTTTTTTAGTAAATGATTTTGCTTCGTGCTTTCCATTTTCAGAAAGCTCGTCTTTCATTTTTGTTTGTCCATATGCTGTTTCTAGGCCAGCAAATATTGCCTTGAATCTTTCTAACATTTTCCACTCTTATGTTTGGGGTGATATTTCTATCACCCCATTTAGTATTTACTTATTATTTGCTAAACTTTGATAGAACTGCTTTGCTCTTTCATAGATAGCTGAATCAGTCACAGGACCAACTTTAACTATATTGTATCCATACCATTGATTTCCTTTACCGGAATTCAATACTGTATTTATTTTGTATATATGACTGAATGATGGTGGAGTATATGGACCATTTTTACCATCCATAGTTATTGACATCATCATTGCATTCCATTTTCTACTGATTTTACCTTGAGATGAACTCATAGATATAAGTGCAGTTTCTGTAGAACCATTACTATCTAATATTAAAACAAAATGTTGACCAACCGTAAGAATGTAATTACCATTTGGCAATCTATCCTTACCCATTTGATCTTTAGTTGTCTTAGTTAAGATATCAGAACTATCTGGATAAATCTGTTCAGGTCTACCTGATCCAGTTCCAAAATCTGACCATTCTTGATATTCAAGTT